CCAAGACGACGCCGACCAGGAAAAGGGTGGCGCGATTGCGGGAAGGGCGGGCAGTAGAATTTGCGTTGTTCATGGGTGGATTCCTTGTGTCTTCTGGCTGAAGTTGGAGAGGCAAAATTACCACCCAAATTTCAAAGACACAACAAATCTTATTAAAAACCGTAATATTTGTATTTACTGGGGATTACATGAAAATCTTGGCATCGATCGGCGGCTACGGCGCCAACGGCGCAGACGCGGTAACCATTGCAGCGCTGCGCCAACCCGACGGCATCCTGGTGATCGTTCGGCAAGTGGAATACCAGGCCCAGCGCAAGCCCGGCATGGCCTTCGTGACGAACATGAAGATGGATGCCTACGACTGCATGTTTCTTGAGGAGCATTTGAGCCCGGCCATTCGCGCCTACAGGGAAATGGTGGGGCAAGGTCTTTTGACCTTCAGCGATGACAGCATGAAGTTCACGCCACGGATTGAAACAGACGGTATCGACGAAAAGGGCCAGAAGTACCGTCTGGACGAAAACATCAGCAACGGCCAGATGGCGGTGCTGGCGATCGTGCATTTCGTGTCGCGCCAGCAGGCCATCACCAGCACGGCCACGCTGGCGGAACGCATGGCCGGGCTCTACGACATCATGTCGGTTTAATCGGCGTTGGCCGCGTAGGGCTCGCCGTACACGTCGTAACCGGCATCGTCCAGGGCGCTCTTGCCCTTGCCGGTCACCATGTAGAGCCCATCGGTGGTTTCCACTAGGCCCAGCGCCAGCAGCTCAGCCAGGGCGGCCTGGCTCTTGATATCGCCATCCTCGGCCGCCGACACCGCGGCAATCCCCACCAGCTCAGTCAACCCGGTATCGCTCAAGGCAGGACCGGCGCTGTCGAGCATGCCGATCGCCAGGCGGAACGATTCCGCGTTGCGCTTCTCCAGCTCGGCTTGCTCCAGGTTCCCCGCTGCCAGGTTGATTGGGTAATTCGTCTCGACCGTCTCCAGGGCGATCCGCAACACAGCCACAGCGCCGCCAGTGCCCACGCTATCGAGCAATTCAGGCTTGCCCGCCACAATGTCGCGGGCGGCGATGTAAGCGACTGCCAGGGAGTCCAGCAGCGCCGGCGCCATCGCCTTCAGGCGAGCTTTGCCGGCGTCGGTCGCGTGGTAGACGCCAGAGTCATCCTCGGCATATCCGCGCTCTATCAGTGTCTGCAGCCCGACTTTGCTGGGGATATCGCCAGCCTCCAATGCGTGCTTACTGTTCACCAGAGCCGCCAGCGTGTCGGTTTCCGCGCCGCTCAAGTCATTGACGCCATCGAGCAGCGCGGCCTGGCCAAGCTGCGCCTTCAGCTCATTGACCTGGACTCGGCGCTCGGCAATCTGGGTGTCGAGCTGGGCCACGCGCTCAGTCAGCACAACCGCCATTTTCGGCGCCGGCGTGGACATGCCAGGGGGCAGGGCGATCGCCTTGCGCGCCTGAGCCTTCTGGAACGCGGCCTGGTTCTTCTCGGCCAGGGCGGCAATCTCGGCCACGGCCTTGGCGGTGTCGTCGTGCGCCTTGATCGGCACTACCGAGTTGTTGAGCAACACCTGGTAAATATCACCGGTCGCGGTCACGCGCAGGGTGACGATTTGACCGCTGGCCAGGGTTAGCAAGGCTTCACGGTAGGTCATGCCGTTGCTGCGCTTGGCCTTGTCGATGAACTCGGTGGCCACAACGGCCTGGCCGGCGCGGATCATCAGTTGTTTGACCTTCTTCAGCGCCGTAGCCGCGCTGGCGGCGCTGGAAAAGTCGAGCGGGTTCGTTGCAGGCATGACATGCCCCCATAGTGTGGATACATGGGAGACATTGTGCGGCACGGGTAAGGGCTGCCCGGCGCGGCGTTTGCGCAGTTATCCGACCAGGACGTTAGCCGATCCGGTCGCGCCGTGGTCACAACTGGCCAAGTCCCCGGCGCGGCATACTGCTATGCCGTTGGCGAACACGGTGCCGCTGGCGCCCACCATCACCGGAGTGATATGGGGCGGGACATTGGGCGCGTGAGCCTCGATTACTGCGCCTTTGACGCCGATCGGGGAGCCATTGACCAGCACCTTCGGCGCCAGGTTGCCGACGATCTTGCCCCCGGCGGTATCCACTCCTACACGTACTGCACCAGGCATAGAGCCCCCTTAATTGAGTTTGATGGTAGTGGCGATCGCTGCGAGCTCGGCGCCGGTGAGCGTGAGCGTGGTTCCGCCTACTGCCAGCTTGATCTGGGTGCCGGCGTTGATCGTAAACGTCTCGTCGGCGTTGAGCTCGAAGTTGTCGTGATTAAACCGGCGCATCCCAACGACGTTGCCGATGTTGGGATTGCGGAAGCCCATGATGATCGGGTACCGCGGGTCACCGGCCTCAAACGCCACGTAGACCTCCGCACCGTCTACCAGGCGGATTTCAGTGTTGGTCGAGTCGTCACCAATGGGATACATCACCTGGGCAAGCGGCAGCGCTTCGGCACCGTCGGTGTAGGGCGGCACTTCTACACGCACTTCCCGGCGTTCCCGGTCCACGCTGCGGATGAACGCGGCATGCAAAAAGTTAGACGGCATTGACCAAACTCCCAAGCCAAAGGCGGCTGCGGCTTTCCTGGGCGCCTTCGAGGTTTTCGAACGCATGGTTCGCGGTGATGACTATCAGGTTCTCGCCAGCCACCTGCAGCACGTCCCCGGCCTGAATGTGCTGGCAGATGCTGCTATCGACGGACTTGCTGCGCACCAGGACGCTGGAAGCGTTGCGCAGGCGGCGCTCATCAGTCCGCGGCATGTATTCCATGATGCGGGTCTGGCCACTCGGGCCCACCACCATGGCGGCGTTGTCGTCGGTGCTGTAGTAGGTCGGCACGTCCTGCAGTTGCAGGTATTCGCTGATGATCTTGGCCGAACTGTCGATCTGCCCGATATTGTCCACCGGCACCTGCTTGCTCATGTCGGTCAGACGCATGGCGCTAATCCGACCGTTACGCAGCACCAGGGCGGCGCCTTCTTCCTGCAGGATCTGCACCAGGGGATAGCTTGGGATCTTGCCCTTGAAGCAAGTAAACCGCGGTACCGCAAAATCGTTTTCCACCTGGGCATAGGCGCCACACGCCCGGAATGCCGCGCCAAAGGTGGAGTTTTCCTGCAGTACAGCCGTGGCCCGTGCGCTGGCGATCTTGGCGCAGCTGTACAGCAACGCCGTCACCTTCATGGCTTGTTGCTGCGATGAGCCTTGCACCTGCCCCATGGGCTGCGCCTTGTCCGTCTTCACGATCAAGTAGCGCAGGTTCTCCCGGCCAGCCCATACAGAGGCGCCTTCCGTTACCTTTTTCTCTACGCCATCGATCAGCTTTACCGTGAACTCCAGGGTTCTCGGTACCGGCGCCAGGTCCGAACGCGATCGCCAGGCAATCACCACGTCAGTGGGGAGCATGTCCCCGTTTTCGCGCAGGTAGACGTTCATCCCGGCTGATTCCAGGTAATACCGTCGTCAGTGCCGTTGCTGCGCACCTTGGCGGTGGTGTCGTCGTGCTGCACTTCCTGCACCACGGGGTAGCCTGGCGGATTGTTCTGGGTTCCGTCGTTGGGCTCACCATCGGCCGGGGCATCCAGAACGGGCATGGTGCACTTGAGCATGATGTCGGCGGCCAGGATCTTGATGTTTTTCAGATCCGTTTTAACGTCCATCCAGTCGATGCGGTTGGTTTCCAGGGTGATCGGCGCCGGAATGCTGTACTCGCCAAAGGCATAGGAAGCCTTGAAGTGGCGATTGCTCGGGCGCTTGATGAACGTGGCCAACTGGGCGGCCAGGCTTTTCGTGGAAGCCCCCTCACTGCCGATAATCACCACCTGCAGGCGCTGGTCCATCATGGAATGCTGGTAGCCATACCAAGATCCGCCCTCGTTGATCTGCAGGAGACGCCGGGCAATGTGATCGCCACCCCAGTCGGCGCCGGTGCCCATGAAATTCTCATCAACGGCCATCAGCACGATCGGAAACATCGCGTTGGTGCCTTCAGGCGCGTTCACGTTCTTGCGGTAGGCCGCCAGCATGTCCTGGGCGGCGTCGATCATGCGCGACGGCGCCCACATGACGGCCTGGGCGAATGGCTTCTGCCGGTAAAGCTCCACCGCCTTGGTGTTGGCGTACAGTTCGGCAAACCACCGATTCATGTACAGCCCCCAGGCCGCGCGGATCTGGTCAAAGCTACCGTTTAAGTTCTGCGACATGACTTACTGGCCTTCCTGCTTGTTCTCAGCGACGTTTGCCGCCTGCTCAAGCCCCATCTTGCACCAGGCCGCCAGCCTCATTCTGGGCGGCCTTTGCGGCATATTCGGCTTTGCTTCTAGGCCAGATTTAAGAGCGCCATCGGGTTCCCGGCCGTCACCGTGGGAGCGGGCAGCATCCACAAATGCTGGGGAGTGATGCGCGCCCCCAGCTCAGTGCGGAGCAAAGGCGACTGGGCATGATCGAATGCCCAGGTCACGAACTCAGAACAGAAGAACCGACCTTTCACCTGCAGGCGCTGGGAGTGCAACAGGATGCCCAGCAGCCCAACATAGTCGTAGCCGGCGCCCAGCTTGCTCAGGGCGGCCGCTATGACCTTTTGCGCATCAGGGCAAGGCATGCTGACTCGCGCGGCGTAGCTGGACTTCTCCAAGCGTTCCTTGAGGGGCGTCAGCGTCACACCGCCGAACATGTTGGCGCCAATCACCTGGTCACCAATGATGATTTCGACGTGACTGAAGGCGGACCAGGTAACGCCCCGGATCAGCAGACTACCGATCAGGCGGCGCCGGGTGAACAGCAGCTCTACCGACTGCATCATTGCTCACCCCCAGCGGCTACCGTGCCGTTGTTGCCGACACCCTGAACCGCCGCCTGGATGTTTGCCACGGTTTCATCGGCAAGCGCCTTGGCGTCCTCTGGCCGTTCGGCTTCCATCAAAGCGCGGATCTGCTCCTTGGCTGCCAGGCGCGTGGCGCGTAGCCACACCAGGGCGGCGTTGTATGCGGCTGCCTCGGCCAGAATGTTATCAGCCGCTTGCTGGGCAGTTCGGTCACCAATTGCCCAGGCCGCCACCATCGGCGGGACCGCCTCAGCGGGATAGCCGGCATCCTTGAAGGCCTGCGCCTCGTCGGCCGCTCGCTGATACTCCACGGCGCGCAATGGATCACCTGCAACGGTTTCCCGTGCTCGATCCGCCGCTTCGTCGATCTGAGCGCACAACTCAAGGCAAGAAGGCTGCTCTACAGCCGAATCAACAAGCACAGGGAAGCCCTCCGCATGCCGCGCAATGCACTTCCCAGCGGCGAGCCCACGCATCAGTTCTTGTTGCGCTTCGACGGTGATTTTTACCCCGCCGTTGTCCCGGTCCAAAAACAGAAAACGCTGGTCCTGCTCAACCCACAGAGCCCATATGGCAGGCGCTGCCATGGCGGGAACACCGAACAGCACCGGGATGCCGTGCTCATCGGGAACGATCGCCTTCCCGTCGTGGAGCCCTTGCATCAGCAGCGTGTGCCGTTGCTGGGTGATTTCTACGCCGCCGTTGTCCTCATCCGAGAACAGGAAGGATTGGTTTTCTTCCAGCCATTTAGCCCATACCGTCATGCTGCGGTTCCTTTTGCAATGTAGTGACAGACCAAGCTGGCGATGTTGCAGCGGCCGTTAAAGCCAGACGCTGTTAGAGAGTCGGCCCAAGCTGATGATGTTGTGGTCGAGGGATTTATCGGCGTGATAATGACTTCATCCGCCCGCCCAAAACCTTGCGGGAATGTCACCGCCACCGCCGCCCCAGGCGTGGCACTGGCGGTGAATGTCCCTCGGCACTCTTGCTGCCCATTGGGCAGCTTTTGATAGCCAAGGGCGGCGTTCGAACCGGCAAACTGCACCGAATATCTCAGCGCGGCCGAACCGGTCATGCGCCACACGCCGGTTTCTTTGGTGAAAAACGCCGTGTCGCCATACCTCAGGATCACGGAGGCAAGTTGCGAACCGTCCGGACTGATCTTGTCGGCGCCCGCGCCGGCAATGGTCTTGTCTACGCCAGAAGGGTTATGCAGGGCGATGGTCGTTCCCACCGGAACATCCGCCAGCACTGGCAACACCACGGATTGGACGCCGCCGTAAGCGAGGGAAATGAACTGCCCAGCATCGACAACCCCGAGGTTGACGGTCCCGACCCCAGGGATCGAACGGCCACCCGAGAGGTTGCCCAGCGCCCGCTGTACAAAGGCTGTGGTGGAAAAAGAGGTATCGTTGGCAAACTGCGGTTGCGTGGTCCAGTACGGGCCAGACATAACGGCGGCATATTTGAGGAACACCGAACCACTGACTAAGCGCCACAGCGATCCAATACGGATAAAGCCGGCAACATCCCCCTGACCCATCGTGATGTTGCCCGGATAGTTAACCGCGTCGATGCTATCCCCAGCCGCCGCCGTTACCGTCACCGTTCCCGACCCACAGAGGATTTCCACATAAGCCCCGCGTGGAATCATGCCCCCAGTAGGCAGCGTTGCAGTCATCGCCCCCGCACCAGCAAACGCCGCCACCTTGCCTACGTCAGAGAGGGTTAGCGCCGCTGTAGCGCCATAGTTCGTATAGTCGCCAAACTCGAGCCCCATACGCTTTAGGAACGCGGAGGTAACAAACGAAGTGTCGTTATCGAACTGTACCGGCGTCAGCCCTTTCACGTCGCCCGTGAAGGTCGCACCATCGAGCTTTGCAAATTTCAGCAGCGCCGTGATCAAGCGGCGAAGGGACACCCAACTGGTGCTGTTAACGGCCGTCAGGGCGTTGGCTTCGGCGTCCGTGACTTCGGAACTCGCAAAGCCGGCGCCAGCGGTAAGCTGGAACTTGGCACCGTCGTGGTACACGTCATAAACACCGCCAGCAACGATGCTGCCAGCCGTAAGCGCCACACCGCCGGTTTTCAGCACCTGGACCGCGCCAACGCCGTTCACGTTGATTGTGGTGTCGCCCGTGTTGGTTAGAGCTGCCTTGAACGAGAAACGGTTGCCCTTGATGTACTGGGTTAGATCGACGATCGCCGGCAATGTCAGCGCAATGGCGTTGGCGCTACCGCTCACGTCTCCCCACAAATGCCCCTGGTAGTCGGGGAACTTAGCGCGCAGCGCGTATTGGGGGTGGGCATTGAATGCACCCTCATGCGCCGCAAGGGCGGCCAGGGCCACGCTTTCGTCAGGATCGACCACAAAGCTGATGCTGTTCGCC